AATGGCTGCACAAGAGGTTGTTATTCCCGCAGATGGTGGTGGTATAAGATTAAAAAGAGATCCTAACAAACAAAATGATAGTGATAAAGGGTCTGCTAAATTCACTGGTGGTAAAAAATATGGTCCAATTCAGGTTATAGGTGCTGGCCCAGGAGCAAGAGGACCTATTTTGAGTGGACAAAATACTCTTGGTCTTAGGGATGCTGATGGCGATGATCAGAACATAAAGATTACTATTGGAAACGTAAAAGGATCATCTTCTACAACACCAAAGACTTCACAGAGTGTTACAAAAAATGGCGTAAGTTATTCTGGACCTTCTTTATTTGGTTATGTTGATAGGAGGTGGAGTAAATATATGAATGAATTTTCAGTCTCTCCTCAAGTCACTGAGAATATTGGTAAGTTTACCTTAACTTGGTCAAATGTTAATTTTCCTTATGCTGGAACTTACAAATTTAATTTTCAAGCAGATAATAATGCAATTCTAAAAGTTGGTGGTAGAGAAATATTTAAAACATCTGATTTTGTTGGAGAAAAAATTCAATATACCTTTAATGCTACACCTGGAAAATATGATGTTGTAATTGAATTAGAGAATTTTAAGTCTGCAAAAGGGGGAAAGGATGAATCTGTTTTCTCCAGTAACCCTATGGGTGTTGCTCTTTTTATTAGTAGAGATGTAGTATTTTCTGATAATAAAACATCTTGGACTAATAATCCGATGGGAATATCTGCAATACTTATTCCACCACCTTGTGCTAAAAAAATTGGTGGTAGGGGTGTTGTTGATAAAGTAGTTGTTGCAGATCCTGGAAATGGATATCTACCTCCATTGGAACAAGGACCTGGATATCCAGTAACTCTTGTTTTAGATGAAGTGATTGTCGAAAATCCTGGTATTAATTATAGATGTGGTGAAGATCAAATACAGATAACTCCAAGCAATGGATCTGAACTTTCTTATGATTGTGATACTTTTGGTAGAATTAATTCTGTAAAAGTATTAAATCCTGGACTTGGATTTAGTGTTTATCCAGAAATATCAATGCCATCTTTGACTGGAATCAATGCAACATTTAGACCTGTTTTTCGTGTCGTAAGAGATCCTCTACTTCCTCCAGAGCAAGTAGATAGAATAATTCAAGTTACCGATCTTGTTGGACTCAAGCAGACTGGTTATGTTGATGGAAGAGCATACTATGGTGCTGTTTACTATGATGAAGGTATTCCTTATGCTGGATACTATAAGACTGCTGGGACTCAAACAAGAGTCTATGCAACTCTACAAGAAAGCATCACTTCTCGTGTCACTACTCCTCCAAGTGCTATTCAAAGATCTGGTACTGATGTTCGTAGTAATGATCCAAGACTTAATATTCCAGGAACTCCTGAGTCTACAAGCGAACAATGATAAAGTTATTAAATAGTAACATATTGAATATTCAATACTAATGGCAACCGCTCATAACAGTAATAATACAAAACTTGGTTCTAAACCTAAGGCGGGTAGGGAAGAACTTCTTGCGGATAATATTTCTAAAAATAATACCGCAAAACAAAATTACACTGCATTGACTTATGGCAATGATCATGGGTCATTGCAGTTTGGATACATTCATAAACAAGGTGATGTAACTGCCGATGTAATGCTTCAAGCATCTGATGCAAGACATTCCATTGTTCTTGATAAAGATGGACCAAGAAAAGGAAGTACTCAAATTACAGCTCCTGGTCGTATATCAATAGAAGCAGGTGTTGATAAAAGTGAGGCAGAGGATACTCTATTCATTCACTCTTGGAATGGGAATATAACTATTGTTGCATCTAATGGAAAACTTAGACTTCAAGGAACTGATGTTGAGATAGTTGCCATCGGTGAAGGAGGGTCTAAAGGAAACGTTAGAATTAATGCAAGTGAAAATATTTCACTTGATTCTAAAAAGTTTTTAGTCAATGCTTCATCTTTATATAAGTTAGCAACACCTGGAACTGCTGAAATTGTGGCAAACTCTGTTATGAAAATGTATGCACCACTGATTCGTGGAGTAAGTGATGCTGTATGCAATAAAGATGGAAAGTCTGGCGGAAGAACTATCCAAAAACAAAATACAAAGTAGGAGAAAATCATGGCATTTTTAATGGATGATAATGCAATTGGTGGACAAATGATGGTTGGTGCTGGAGTGCCGAAAGCACTTGGACTTGGGAAAAATAAAATCAATGGTTCTGCTTTCGTTGAAGGTCCTCTTCAAGCAGGAGAAGCGGGAGCACATAACACTGCAAAAGCAACTTTAATGTTGGGTCCTCTCACGAATCCTGATGCAAAATCAAATCCACTATATTCTTTGTGGTCAAGATTGTATTCAAGATTTCAAAGTTTTGTGAGAGTTGATTTACTTTTAAAATCAACATACATTGAAGCAAAGGTTGTAAGAACACAAGTTCTTCAAGCATCAATTAAAAACTTCGTAATTCCACACCCAACCAAACAAGGAAAGCAGTTAGTTCATACTTGTCTGGAAGGTCCTGAGAATGGTGTTTATGTTCGCGGAAGGTTACTGAATAAAACTGAAATTGAACTTCCAGAATATTGGACAAATTTGGTAGATGAAAGTACAATTACAGTATCTTTAACTCCAATTGGAGCACACCAAGATATTATTGTAAAAAGAATTGGAGATAATAAAATTTATCTTCAAGCAAAACCAGGCATTCCTGTAAATTGTTATTACCATATTTTTGGAACAAGAAAAGATGTTCCTAGATTAGTTACGGAGATTGAAGATTAATGGCATTTACATTCAGAAGATACGGAACCTTCACTGGTCCTGGAGTTGACATATCATATAGAGATAATGATGATTTTTCTTTAGATCCTTTTGATGGACTTTTTAATCTTAACGATGTCTCTATGGTTTTGGTAAACACTGCAGAGTCTCCAGCAGATTATGTTTACATGCACTTGAATGGTAGTAGCACTGCTACAGTGACATTGGAACGAAACAGTGGACCAATTCCAACTTTTAATGTGGAAGCAAACCAAACCAATTTCAGTGGGGACGTTGATGTAACCGGAACTGTAACTGCACTGAACTTCATTGGTACATGGTATGGAAACAGTGTTGGGGCGGTAAAAGCATTTGATATCTCTCACCCATTAAAAGCAGGTTATCGCCTTCGTTATATTTGTTTAGAGGGTCCAGATGCAGAAGTATATTTGAGAGGAAAGATTGAAAGTTCTAATGTAATTGAACTTCCTGATTATTGGAAAAATTTAGTTGATGTTGAAACTATTGGTGTCACACTAACTCCTATCGGTGTTTATCAAGAACTCTTCGTTGAAAAAATTGAATGGGGTCAAAGAATTATTATTAAAAATAATTTAGGAGGACCAATTAATTGCTCATACGTTGTTTATGGGCAAAGAAAAGATGTTCCTAAGAACATTACTGAGTATGAAGGGACAAGTGCAAAGGACTACCCTGGAGAAGTCGCCCCCTACACCCCTTGACACCAGACCCAAAAGGTCTTATAGTACTTAGGTAATCAAAGGACGAATGAATGCAAGACGAGTATCTCTCACGCTGCGTTGTAGACCCTATTAAGCGTACAGTATATCTGTATTCTAATGAAGGTTCGGAAAAGCAAGTGACTTGCGATACAGTGGATGAGTTTATGAACGTGCTAGAATTCGTTCGTGCTACAGTGGATGAAGAGACTCTCTCATACGCAAATCCACTTTAAGTTCCATTTTTGGTCGAAAAAAATCTTCCGGCAAAAATTCTCACACGATACTTTTTTTAAAATGCGTCCAGAAACAAGAAAATCAATGGAAATGCTGTTCGCAGCAAAATGGAATGTACCAACGGCAGCAAAGAACTGTAATCTCACAAACAAAGAAATGAAGATTACGTTTAATGAATACTGCCGTTTACATCCTCCGATTTATGTGGTAGAATCTGATAATCAACTCAATCTTTTTTGAGTTTTTTATGAGTTAAAAAAATGAAAATATATGGTCCTTATACTGGAAAAGACGGAAGACAAAGAATTGTTCTTTATGAAAATGGAAAAAGAACAACTGTTTCTTATCCAAAATATCTTTTAGAACAAAAAAATTGGTAGACCTCTTTTGCCAGATGAAACCTGTGACCATATAGATGGAGATGTATCAAACAATTCTCTTGACAATTTACAAGTTTTAAGTAGAATTGATAATATAAAAAAAAACACGCAGTAGTACATAATAAAGCAGAAATGATTTGTTCTGTATGTCCTGAGTGTAATAAATCTTTCTATAAATCAGCAAGAGATATTAGACACAACAATATAAAACAACAAAAAGTTGGACCATTTTGTTCTAAATCTTGTGCTGGTAAATATAGTCAAAGATTAAATAAAACTTTTAGAGGAGGAAAACCAAATCTAAATTACAAGCCCGAGTGACCCAGCGGAATGAGGTTCTCGACTTAAAATCGAGCAGTCGTGGGTTCGAATCCCACCTCGGGTATGAGGTTTAACCTCTAAATAAACAAAAGTAAAGGACTATTCTATGAAGTACAGAATAGATGCCAGATACGTTTGGTATAATCGTGGAACTCAAATAGTTCTATTGTACTTTATAAATCAGATTCCTTTTACTTTTGACGATCTTCCAAAAGACTCTTTGTTCGATTTGGAACTGATCAAATTGGCAGATAACGAAAGAAGGTTTGAACCAGAAGACCTTTACCAAGCATCATACTACTTAATGCTTGAAGAATGTCATCCTCTCTTATATGAGTTGGAACTGGAAAATCCAGAAATGTTACCTGTTGATTAATTTGCCTCATAAGCATTAAATTGATGCACGACCTTTGTAACGTCGAGAACTCGGGGAGGTACCGGGATGAGGCTTGAGTTCTATAAAACTCCAAAATGTCACTAATTTCACAAACTGACCGCGAAATGGTCATTGAAGCACTCGAATATTATGTTCAAAAACTTAAGGAAGATGACTGCACTCCTGCCTCTATCAGTGCTTTCCAAACTCTCCTCAACTGGGTCGAACTTGAGCATTTCAAACATGAGAATTA